TCAATTCAAAATCTTCTTGTACTTCTACTTTGTTTCCACTCATAGGTCTAGTTGAACCCATACCTCTTGAAGAAATACCTAATAGGATACCCGCTTTTAATAACTCTTTAAGAATGTTACCAGATGGAGTTCCTAAAATTTCTACTGTCCCACAAAGGTCATCACCTTCCCACCAAATCTCTCTGATATTGTGTGATACATTCTTTAAGTTAATAACGGTAGAATCTGGATGGTCTAATTCACCCAATGCTCTACGTTCTTTAATGAATGTCAAGTATTTCTTAGCTTCTCTTTCTAATATAGGTTTTGGATATACTCTACCATTTTGGTTTTCAGCACCAGCTCTTTGTAAGACACCTTTAACCAGGGTTCTACCACCGTCATCTTCTTTTATCTTACCTTCAAATAAGTGTGTTTCTATTAAAAGTGATTTCATTTTATTTTATATTCTTTACTGATTCCATTTTTCTTCTAATTTTAGAAGTTATTTGAGATAATTGTGCTTTATCAACATCCAAACTATCAACAATTTTAGCTACTAATTGTAATTTTTGCATATTGTTTAATTTAGCATCTTTTATTTTATCAATAGCCATTTTTAATCTTTGATTAATAGAAGAAGGAATTGGTGCAGATGGAAGTTCCGCAGAAATATCTTCATTTGTTTTACCAGCTCTTAAATCCGCTAAATCATCACCTTCGATATCACCATCTTTATCAACATCTAATTCATGTTGGTCACCTTTAAGAGCTTCATTTTTATCACTCTTACCATTCCAAGCTGAATCAATTTTGTTAAAGAATGATTTCTTTTCATCATCACTCATTTGTGTAATAGATTTACCAGCTTTTTCTAATGCTTTCTTAAAGAATGCTTGATATTCAGCTTCTTCAACCATTACTTCTTTAACTAATTCTTTTAGTCTTTCTTTTGATATAGTTTCTTTGTACATAGGTAATCCTTTGTGTTTTGTTGATGCAAAATCTTTAGCATCTTTTTTTTTCATTGAATCAGCAGCTTTTTCAACTTCTTTGGATGGTGCTTCCATGTCTCCTTTTTGTACTGCATGGACCATACCCATAAACTTTTGTTGTGCTTTAGATACTGCTGGCATATTATAAAGTTCTTAATTTTTCAGTTATCCCCATTAACCTTTCTCTGATTTTGTATAGAGATGCATTTGTTCTTTTCCAGTAATCTTCTTTTTTAAGTCCATTTTCGTTCTTAATTTTAGAATACCAATTAACAAACTTCTCTATTTCAGAAAGTTGTTTATGTATATTAGAAACACCTCTACCAACTTTTGCTTTTGGTGAAGACATTTCTCTTTTTAATTCTAACCATCTATTCTCTGCCACAATCATACCACTAATATCTGCAACTTTTGCATCATCAACATCTTTTACAGATACCGGTTTCATTGGTAATGCTTCATCTCTACTCGCAGGCACATCACCCAATGCCCAATCTTTTTCACCCTCTCCTACAAGAGTACCGCCGGATACTTTAGCTAATTTTGCGTTTTTACCAGCAACTTCAGATGGTTTTGAAAATGGTGCACCAGCACTACTTGTCAATCCTTCTTCCAAATCACTAACCACAATACCACCGGTTACGTTTGCTAATCTTTTATTTTTCTTTGCAGTTTGACCAGGCTTTGAAAATGCAGCAGGAGTATTATATCCAGCTACATTACCGGTTACTGACATTTCATCCAAAGATTTTTGAATGTTTCTTTCTCTAACGTATTTACGGATTGCTTCTTTTAATCTTGCTTCCATTATTTTACTTTAGATTTAAGTTCCTTAATTAGCTCATAAGAAAGCATAATTGATGAAACTTGAGAATCAGATACGGTCTTTCCAATTTTCATTTTTTCTAAAACAGAAATGGTTTCTGATAATTTAATTTGTGTAACTTTATCTTTTAACTTTGCTTTAATACCATTTAATTCAGAAATTATATTTGGTAATTCTTGTCCAACATAATCTTTAAATTTAGTAGTATTACTAATATTGTTTATATATTCTTTTAACAAATTCTTTTGAGAATCATCTAAATTTGTATATTTTTTGTTGAAAGTTTCTACTAGAATTTTATAGGTAAGTAAACGTAGGTCTTTGTCTTGTTGTTTATAGGATTCAATCAACTTTTTATCATCGGTTGGTTGAATTTGTTGAGCGGGCTTTGAAGTGATATTCTCAATTAGGGTAATTTTAGAATTAAAGATATCTTTAATATCATAACCTTGTGCTCTTTTAGATTCAAATACTTTGTATATAGACGCTAGTACTTTATAGTTAGTGATAGGGGATGAGAGGAATTGTTCAATATCAAATTTAGCTGATATTTCCTTTATGAGATTAAATTTCTCTTTAGAAAGTATTGATTGGTTTAATTTAGTATGCGCGTCACATACCGTTTCTACTAATCTATCTGCTTTTGTTTCGGAATTATATTTCTCCTTTAACAATATATCATATAGACGTAATTCTTTATTCAATTCCGTATTTGGAGCAAAGAATTCCGCTACAATTTTTTTTGCGTTTTCAGATTTATCGCCATTAAGAATTTCAAGCGTTATTTGTCTTACTAAAAGCTCAAATAACACTCCAGTATTCTTAAACTTTGAGTGTTTAATTTTTTTCATTTACTTACCCTATATTTATTCTACCCTATAAACTAACACATATAAATATAAACAAATTTTTCTTTATTAAATTTTAGTTTCGTCTAATAAGTTTTTTTCATCTAAAAGGTCCGATTTTTCAGTTAAAACCGCTTTTTTTGATGAAATTACATTTATATATTCTCTTGCTAGCTTTTTGGCGTTTTTATTTAAATATCTATCTTCTCGTTTTCTCTCCTTATGGTTTTCATCATCTCCTAATGGGTCTCTACCATATGGGTGCTTATCTTTACCATAAGTGTTTCCTTCTTTAGGTCTACCAACTCCCCTATTTAATTCAATTTCAGTTTTTAATTTACTGATTTCTTCTTCCACATTTTGTTGTTGTGGTGGATTAGCTGGGTCTTGTCCTTGTTGTTCAATCGATGTATGTCTGAAACGGTCTTTAAGGTCTAATATTACTTTAGCTCTTTCAGTATCTATTTCTTCTTGAGATAAACCAAAGATATTATGATAAGCCCAATCAGATGATAACATATTCAATGCTTTCGCATCACTTGCTAATCTAACTTTTTCAGACCACAAATTAACTTTTTCTTGCTCATATATCGTAGAAGCGTTAGTTAAACTCAATTCAAAATTTGTCATTTCAGAATCATCAATACCTTGTGCTGCTAAATGAACTACTGCAATTTTTGCTAATTCACTAACAACTGTTCTTTGAATTCTTTCAATTGTTCTTGCAAAACGAACATCTTCTGCTGCTAGAGTTGCTTTACCATTTACGTTCTCATCATAAGATAAATACGCTTTTGGTACTCTTAATGCTGCAAATAATTTATTTTTTAAATAATCAATATCCTCAATTGCTGCATATTCTAACCCTTGTAGATTATCAATAGTTGTACCACTATCACTACCACGAACAGGTAAGAAAAAATCTTCCGTAAGGTTTTGGATGTTGTATTTTAAGTTGTAATCGCCAGTATTTTTATCAACAAATGGAGTTTTCTTCATTTTATTGATAATTTTCTGCATATAGTTATCCACTTCTTGTGGTGGAATATTACCAATATCAATTTTGAATACTCTTTTTTCAGGTGCTCTCATAATACGATGGATTAACATCGCATCTTCCATAAGGGATAATTGTTTCCAAATTCTTCTTGCACCTTCAATCATTCCCTTACCATACGGAAGGAAGTTTGTATCAGATAACATTCGGAAGTGAGCCATTTCATATTGCTCATATTCTTTTTTACCAAAACGGTCTAATTCAACTTTATATTTTACATAATCAGGATTATTTGGGTCAGTACCCTCTAATCTTTCTACATTATATACAGAGTGTGGTGCTACATTAATGATACCTTTACCAGGCATAATTTCTAATGCAATAAAAGCATCACCATATTTTACCAAATTTCTAATCCAAGGCCATAAGTTAAACTCCACATTCATTATATCA